AGCCTGCAACGGATGGAAACAAGCCATAGTTACAGACGGTAACCACCACGCATAGGTGGGGGAGCAATATTCAATCCCTTAGTATGCGATGCATGAGAACGGAAGTGCTTAGCACTCTTAGACTTAGAAACAGCTTTACGACGAAGTGGATTCATGTGGATCTCCAGTTGAGTTAAAAAATGGTGTCACCTAGACCAGTTAAGATCAAGTAGAAAACTGGTCTACCCCGCCACCTTGAGGTGCGGGGTTGGGTTCAGTTGCCTTAGGCAACACTAAGCCGAGCTTTTCAGCCTCGGCACGATTTGCGTCATCAGACACAAAATCAACAAACGCTCCCGCATCGTTATTAAAGCGGGTGCGGACATCAGCAGGAAGCTGCATAAAAGCCTCATCAGCAGCACGAACAGCATTAAGAGCGGTATGATAATCAACCGCTTCAGTAAAGTCGCCATATTGAGGCGCACGTACGTTAGAAGGCAACTCACCAGTTAGCCCAAAACGACGAACAATCGTATTAATATCGCATTCATCTTTAGCATGCTGTTGCGCCAAAGAAGGGTCATCACAGAACAAAGCAGAAGCATCAGACGCTTCATTCACATCGTAGTTAAACGGTGTACGCAAAAAAACAGAACTTGTTTTCATAAATTTCTCCAAAAAAATCATCGACGACGAACAGGGATTCTAGCGCGATCAGCTTGAGCAGCTTGGTTACGAGCACCAGCAATAGCACCAATATCACGAGTTGTTTGACGAATAACACCACCAGTAGCACGCTCATAACGTGCGTCATTCTTAGCACGCTCCAAATCTTGAATAGTAATATCGCCCTCAGCAATAGCTTGACGGGCACGGGCATTAGCTAAACCAGCATCAGCACCATTACGAACAATCTCAGAAGCAATACGAGGAAGTGTAGCTTTATTCACCTGAATCTGTGACCAATAAGAAGCAGCAAGAGCTTTCTGTGCAGGATTTGCATAGTTTTGCTGAGAAACCATTTCAACAGTAGCCTTGTTGGCCTGAGCAGTAACATTACGAGCTTGATCAGCAGCAAGAGAAGCCTGAGCACGAGCAGCCTCAGCTTGAGCAGACTTTAAATCAGTATCAGCATGAGTATTCTGAATCTGAGCAGCCATAACATCACGCTCATTAGACTTGTGATAAGCATCCAATGCAGAACTCATAGGATTCTGAAAAGACACTTGCTGAGCAGAAGGAGCAGTACCAGGGGACTGAGAATAAGCAAGCATGGGATTTAACCCAGCTTTCATAATATCCTGTGTCTGAACCTGATAACGCTTCGCATATTGTTCAGCAGACCAAGCATTGTTAGAAGAAGCAATGTCCTTGTTAGCCTCATTAGTATCTTGCGTACCTTTATACGCAAGAACAGGGCCAAGAATATCACCAATAATAGACATATATCACCCCGCGGGAATAAATTGTTGAAGCAAGTACACCATCATAAAAACAACAAGTACAAGTCCAACCAAAAAAATTAAATCTCTCACATAAGCCTTTCCCCTAGGAAGAATCTATCGATTCTCCCTAGGCAATAGTTTTTAGAAATGATCAATCAAACCAGGCACAGAGTACATGGGCATTGGTCGAGCAACACGATTACGGAAAAACGTATCGCACAAAAACTGCTGGCCGTTAGCAGCAGCACCAACAGCAACAATACGATCAACAGGAGGATTCTCTTTAATAAAAGTATCGTTCAAAGTAGGCAAAGAATTAAATTTCTGAGCCAAATGCCAACCATCCAATGTACCAGCAGCAGTAGAACGGAAAAGACCAGTAATCAATGAAGGGTTGTAGCGATATTCCGCCCAACGTTCTTGATAACCAAAGACGTTGTTGTCGTTGGAATCACCACGAACATAGATCTCTTTATTAAGAATGGCTTGTTCACCAAGCATCGCGAACGCGGGAAAATAGAAGTCGTAACGGGTACTACGTGACCACATACGACGCAAACCTTGCTGATATGTAAGGTCGGCACGAACAGAAACCAAACCGATGATGACACCGTGTTCCGTGAAACTTTGCGTAAAGCCATGGCCATGAGCAAGACCTGTTCCCATCGCCGCAAGATTACCAAGCGGTGTTGACGTACCCGAAGCATTAGTGCCCGAAGTCTGGGCAATCGGGTTAATTTGAATAGGTGTAGAACCACCGCCAAGATACTCAGGACGTTGTAAACGAGCATCGGGAGAAATAACACCAAAATGGGCGCGGATGATTTCTGTGTAACGTGTACCACCTCGGGCATCCCTTTCAAGCAATTTCTGAATTTGAAAAGATTGACGCAACTGATTGATAGTTGCAGCAGTAGCAGAAGACAAATCAGCATATAAAGCGCTACCTTGATTGGAAGCGTAATCAGCAATAACAAAATTATTGGATGTTGACTTCTCCAAAGCATGATAACTAGAAGTACCAGTCTTAACAGTAATAGTACCGTTCACACCAGTAGGAGAAACAATGGGAGCAGAAGTACCCAAAGGCAAACTAACAGCAGTACCTTTTTGAGGCCAAGGTAAAGCACCAGTAAAATAATCCTTACGCTTACCACGCTTCAACAACGTGTAATCAGTATAAGTATCGGGACCATCACCTTTATTAACAGTAACAGAATTTTGCAAGTTTTCATCTCGGAACCACTCGTTGTATATAAGCGAATAGGCTCTTAGATGCAAAGCATTATGTGTAACAGTGGAACCAGTAGCAACCTGTCCAACAGTTGGCAATCCCATGTAATCAAACACAGAACCAATAGCATAACCACTGGCAGGAGAAGTTACAGTAGGAACAACGTAAGATGTGGAATCACCTGGATTATCCTGCTGACCCATAAACTTCTGCCAATTAGACCAAATCAAACGATTGGGCACAAAGAAAAAGAACGAATCCAAATGAAGATTGTCCATTGTTGGATACAAAGGCGTAGCCAAACGAGTAAATGCGGTCATACGCAAATTAAACGTATCACCAGGCAAAACCTCATCCACATAAATAGGAATTAGATCACCAGCATTAAAAGTCGTTTTGTGAGCAGTTTCAATCACAAAAGACGAACGAGGAATTTCAGCACGAGGCACCATAGCGAACTGGTGTGTACTAACAGACTGATTGCGATGCATTGAGCACTCCAATGAAAAAGGGGCCGAAGCCCCAAAGATTAAACTTTTACCTGCTTGGCTTGTGCAAGCTCAACAGGAGCGGGATGGCAAGTAATGATACCAGTTACATCATCATAAGTACCAAGATCATAAAGATCAAAATCATCAGGATGCTTATTCATCTGATTGTCATCAGCTTGACGATTCACTTCATCAGCAAAACTTCGAATAGCCAAACCAACAGAAGGAACAAAAAAAGGACGACCAAACGCACCAGCAGCGCGATCTTTAACGGAAACGATGATTTGAATCATGTGTTATCTTTCAAATAGTTACGAACAAACTCAAGTTGCGAAGCGATTAAGGACTCTTTCATTTTCAAAAGCCTTAACAACTTAGCAGCATGAACGATATCACGAATATGAATGATTTCAGAAGATTTTTCCATTGTATTTTCCTATCAAAAAGAATCACTCGATAGCACGGGAAAGCTGCCGAGTTCTTGCAATTGTAACCTGTTCTTTGACAGCCAACCGTTCATCCGTGTTGTCTTCAAAACGATCAACGGCATCAACGAAACGTTGAAACTGTAATTGTTCGAATTCTTCCGGAAATTGTTCGGCGAATTTCTTGTCATAAAACTTCGGAGGTCTGGTCTCACGACCATTCACAACAACATAATCATGGGGATAGATATCAGTATGGTAGCGCTTAAACCAATTAGCACCAATACCAGGCTTAAGAGACATACGATTGAACTCAGGAACTCGATCTTTAATCTCTCCAGTTTCCATATCAGTAGTTTCATAATGATCTCCAATACCTTTACCAGTACGTTTCTTCATCACATATCGAGCAACATAAGCAGCCGATTCAAAAGTGACGTCTCCAACGGAACTATAACCAAAAGGCCAAAGATCTTCCAAGAATTTTGACCGATAGATAAGAGCACCCGAAGGAGTACGCTTCCAAAGCGTGAGATCAGGGAAATTAAACCCAAAAATGCACGCATGAAAATGAGGACGTTCAAACTTTTCACCATACTCACCAGCCATATAAAAACGAATCGTAGAACCTTTAAATTTCTTACGAAAACGTTTCATAAACCTCTGAAAGTCACCATAGTTCAGCGACCGATCACTCGGGCAATGGTCATTATCATAGGTTAACGTAATAAAGCAGTTCTGCTCATGCAAACTTGCTTCATGCATACAGCGCACCGCCCACTGGCGGCTGCGCTCAAGGCGACACCCCCAACACTGACCACATGGCAAAGACAGGGAACGTACAACGTCCCCCTTCCTCTCACTAAATATGATTGAACCATCCGAAGTTTGGTAAGCCTGCAACGGATGGAAACAGGCCATAGTTACAGACGGTAACCACCACGCATAGGTGGGGGAGCAATATTCAATCCCTTAGTATGCGATGCATGAGAACGGAAGTGCTTAGCACTCTTAGACTTAGAAACAGCTTTACGACGAAGTG